CCAACCCTGCATCTGATGTAACTTTTAGATTGCCAAATGCTGATGGATCGGCTGGTCAGTTTATGAAAACTGATGGGTCAGGTAACTTAGCTTTTGCTGCTGGCGGTGGAATTACAATGGTGGACAACTGGTATGTAAATGCTCAATTACAACCAGCATCAGGTACAAATACGATTTCTGCAAATTGGGAAAGAGGAACTTCTGCTCAATTTGGAAGCATTGGTTCAGCTATGACTCAAAGTAGTGGTATATTTACATTTCCCTCTACTGGCATCTATTACTGTTCTATCAATGGAGGTTTTTTTAGAGGTTCAGGTTATCGTAGATATGTAGGTTTTACATTACAAACTACTTCTGATAATGGTTCAAATTATACCTCGGCCTCATCAAATTATGACTCAATATCGGGAGATACTAATGATAATACATCAGCAGCAGTCACAACTACTTTTGTATTTGACGTCACTAATACTTCAACTCATAAAGTAAGATTTCAAACTGAAGCGTCTGATAGTGGAACAACTATTACAAGTGTTAATGGTAGATATTTAAATGTTTTATTTATGAGATTAGGAGATACATAATGGATTTTAAAACAGGCAGACCAAATCATATAGAAGATTATCTTGCACAAAGTAAAACTGGTGGTTGGTTTGGGTGGAGTGATTCTTCAAATAAAATTTATGCAAATTTAATAGTGCATGATGGAAGTACAAAACCTTCAGAAAAAGAATGTACAGATGGACTTGCTGCAATGCAATCTGCTTGGGATGCTGAATTTGATTCTTATAAATCTAAAAGAAGAGCAGCCTACCCTACTAAAGAGGAACAATGGGATATGCAATATTGGGATCAAGTAAATGGAACAACGACATGGAAAGATGCTATTGCTAAAATAAAATCAGATTACCCTAAGCCTAGCTAATTATGTCAGAGATCAAGGTAAATTCGATAAAAGGGGTAGGAGCTAGTGCTGCTGCTATTACTGTCAACAATACTGATGGAAC